CCGGCGGTATACGGCGGCGCAGCTCGACCAGATCAAGGCCAGGATCGTTGCCGCCTGGAAAGACAAGATCGACGCGGATGGCCCTCCTTCAGCCGGCGCCAGCAGCAAGGCGGGGCGAAATCCGGCGCAGGTCGCATTGACCAAGGCGCTGTGGGATGTGGGACATGTTGCCCGCATCATCCTCGATCTCGATTGGCTCGAGGAGAGTCTGGCGGTCGAGGCGGCAATGGAAGGCGACGGCTCGCCCCAGCCGGCGCGGCTTCGGGCGATCATCGCCGAGCTGTGTGGGTTTCTCAATGCATTGGTGGCCGAAGAGACCGGCGAAATCCTGGACGAAACCGAGATCGGCGCGCCCGATGGGTTGGACGTCGAGGATGTTCTGATCATGGCGGCCGGCACAGCCGGGGGCGCCCTCGTCGCCGATCTATGTAAAACCGGGGGGCCGAAGCTGCGGAAACTTGCCGCGGCGCTGCTCGCCAAATCCAAGCACAGCCAGAGCGACCAGGCGCTGCTCGACCTCGCCTATCGTGCAGTCGACAAATGCATCGGCATGAGCGGCCTGCTGTCCTCCGAAAAAAGCCATTTGACCAAGGCGCGCGACGCGTTGCAGGCGGCGGGCGCCGCCCCGAGCGAAGTATCGACGGCCCGCAATCCCACGGTCCCGCCGCCGATGGTCCGGCCTCCGGCACCCGAATTCCGCCCCGGCGAGAATTCCACCATCAACACCTCGAGGCGGCCGGTGGCTGCCGGGGAAGGCGTGCTCGAAATGATCGCCGCGGCGTTGGGCAAGCGAGGATCGGGGGGCAAGCGAGGATCGGGCCACCAGGCGTTGATGGATGTGGCGCACGACTGCATCGGCAAAGTGACTGAGGGAGCCGTCTGCGCGGCGGCCAAGGCCGGCGCCCGGCATTCGCAGCAAACCTTGGAGCGGCTGGCCGAGGCCCATGACCACCTGGTCGCCGCCGGCGCCAAATGCGATGCGGCCGGCTTTGCCCCCGAGATGGAATGGCAGGGGACGGAATTCGACACGGGCGAGATGGCGGCGGGCGAGGTCGCGGCGGGCAAGGTGGCGGCGGGCAATCTGGCCAAGATGCTGGCCGCAGAACGGGCCGAAAAGGCGGCGCTGATGGCCACCCTGACCGATATCGTGCCGCGGCTCGACCAGCTCTCGAAGCGGGTAGAGGACATCGCCCGCACCCCGCTGCCGCCGCTGACCATGAGCAAGAGCGTGACCGCGATCGCCAAGCACCGGGATGCCGGCGTCGGGGCCGGCGGGGTTTCGTCCGACGACCTCGCCGCCGCCTTTTCCCGGATGAGCAAGGAAGAGCAGACCCTGACCCTGATCAAGGCCAGCTACGCCAACCCGATCCAACCCCGCGGCTTCGGCCCCGCGAAAGAGACGCGTGGCGAGTGATGGCTTGTCAAATTTTCGGCTGACCGACGCACCCGAGGCTAGCTAGAGAATGCTGCTATGATACGAAGGCATCGACTTTCCCCGAACATTCTGGAATCAATCCGTCTGTCGCGCGATCTGACTGGAGCGGCAGGTGCATCATGGCGGACGATCGGGAGAGCGGATGTCCCGGCCAACCGGCCCGAGTCAGCGTGAGTTTCCCTTTGGGTATCGAATCTACAGCAGCGTCCTTGGGCTGGCTGGAAGATCTCTCGGACGACGAGGCTAGAGCATTTTACGCCGACGCACTCGGATCATTGCCCACAACCCGTGTGCGCGGCTTTTATGGAGTGGTCGACGGTGGGCCTGAGCGTGCCGATGATGTCGTCTTACTTATGTATGATCGTGACAAGACGAGCCCGGTCCTGAAATTGACGATGAACCGAGAGGATCTTGTCAGATTTTCGGATGCGCTGGCAGGATTGGTGTCAACGAGGTTCCGTGGTGGCTGAATTCGTTTATGACCGGTCCTATAGCGGGGAGGATATCCGATACAGCCAAGCCGCTCTCAATCGTAGGCAGTATCCGCCCGGGTATGGGGTCGCCGCTATCGTCATCTTTGTTCTCCTGGCGACCGGTGTTGTCGGAACCATAATCGCACCAGGTCAGCGGGCTCGGCGTACCGTTGGGATTTGGACTGTGGGCTGTGGTAGCCTGGCTTCTTGAGCAAAGAGATCGCCGCCGCACGGATGCTCGATGAACTCATAGCCCTGGTAAGGGCGGGAGGGCCGGCGGCATCACCCCTGGCATTGAGCGCGTTGGGTTTGTACGGTCTACAGCTTTCAGCAAGTTTTCCTGCACCGCTGACCTCGACTGCACCATGGTCAATCGTCCCTTGGATAGCCTTGGGTATGTTCTCGATCGCGCTCTAGCGGCGGGCATTACCGTATTTCGGGCAGCGTTCGTACCCATTCGAGATCGACCGCGGCGATCAAGATCCAGCTAATCATGTGAACGTTAATCACATGTGGTGAAATACACCACATTTGGTCCGTAGGAAGCTCTGCTTCTCTTATGGGCCGCAACCGAACCCGCCCGGTGGCGGGTTTTTCTTTGCCCCCCTTTCGGGAGGAACTATCGATGAGCATCACCCAGGACACTCTGGAGCTTTGCAAGAGCGCGCTCCGGCGCCCCGACGAGGCGCTCGCCAAGTCGATTTCGACCGCGACCGGCCTCGTCGCCTACGATTTGCAGGCCCCGGCCAAGAACCTCTATCCGTTTGTCACTCCGATCAGAAACGTCATGCCGCGGGTCGGCGGCGGCACCGGCACCGCGACCAACTGGCGCCAGGTCAACGCCATCATCGGCTCCGGCTTCGACGCGATGGGCTGGGTCCCGGAAGGCCAGCGCTCAGGCCAGATGTCGTATTCGACCTCCAATAGATCGGCCACCTTCGTCACCATCGGCGAGGAAGACGCGGCGACCTTCGAAGCGATCTCGGCCGGCCGCGAGTTCGAAGACATCCAGGCGCGGATGACCTTCCGCCTCCTACAGAAGATGATGCTGAAGGAGGAGATGGCGATCCTCGCCGGCAACGCCTCGCTGACCCTGGGCACGCCGGCCACCCCCACCTTGTCGGCTTCGGGCGCCGGCGCCACGCTTCCGGCCGGAACCTATTACGTTAAGGTCGTTGGGTTGACCCTCGAAGGCTACCAGAATTCGAGCCTGTCGGGCGGGGTCGCCACCACCAAGACGGTCACCGGCGTCGACAACAAGACCTTCACCCTCAATGGCGGCTCGTCAAACATCAGCGCCGAGGCGAGCCAGGCGGTGACCCTCGGCCAGAGCCTGTTTTGCAGCGTCACGGCGATCCAAGGTGCGGTCGCCTATGCCTGGTATGTCTCGGCCTCCACCGGGACCGAGACTTTGCAGGCGATCACGACGATCAACAGCCTGGCGATTGCGGCGCCGCTATTGACCGGCAACCAGTCGCAGAGTGCCGTCACCGTCGATAGTTCGGCCAACCCGAGCTATGCCTATGACGGGCTGTTGACCACCGCCCTCAAGAATGGCTCCAACGCCTATGTCAATACGCTGCCGACCGGCACGGCCGGCGCCGGCACGACTTTGACTCCCTCGGGGCGCGGCTCGGTCGTCGAGATCGACACGATGTTCCAGACTATGTGGAACAATTTCGAATTGTCGCCGACGGTGCTCTACGTCAACGCGCAAGAGCTGAAGAACATCACCACCAAGGTGCTGTCGAACAGCTCCGGGCCGCTCTTGCGCTACGACACGCCTGCCGACGGCAGCGAGGGCGAATACCAGCTGACCGCATCCGGAGTGGTGCAATTTTACTATAATCCCTTCGCCATCTATGGCGGCCTGCGCATCCCGATCAAGATCCACCCGCGCGTTCCGCCCGGCACGATCATCGGCTGGGCCGAGAATTTGCCGATCCAGTACCAGTCGAACGAGGTGCCGAACGTCGCCGAGCTGAAAACCCGGCAGGACTATTATCAGATCGACTGGCCGATCGTCACTCGCCAGCGCCAGGTCGGCGTCTATGCCGAAGAAGTGCTGGCGGTATATGCGCCGTTTGCAATGGGGGTCATCACCAACATCACCAACGGCTGAGACTCGCGCGATGCCCGAGCTGATATCGCTCCGTGCCGTGTTCGGCCAGGACGAGGCCAACCACGGCACGGTGCGCTATCGCGTCGATGGCGACGGCCTGGTGCGGGTGCCGCGCGAGGCCGTTTCCTGTCTGATCAGCAACGGAGGGTTTGCCTTGGCGGACACGACCGCCGCTGCGATTGCGAAAGCCCAGCCCACCAATGCTGATTCGACGCCCGTGGTGCGGCTGCATCACGACGACGCCGGCGGATGCAGCTATGCCGGGAGCGAATATCCGAGCGATAAAAACGGCAACGTGCTGGTTCCGCCGGAGGCAGCGGCCGAGCTCGCGGCGCACGGCTTCGTGCCAATGCTGGAAGACGGCAATTGGTGCGGGTCTGGGCCACCGAGAGAGCTGGCCGCGGTGGCGAAACCGGCGCCCCGGGGGCGGCCGCGGGCACCGGCCCGCACGATGAGGGGATGAGCGATGTCCGAAATCAGCGAGCCGGTCTACGCCACATCGGTGCGCCGGGCGATCAGGGCGATAAATCCATCGGTGACCGATGCGGCCGAGAACCATGGCTGGCCGGCCGCGCTCGATGCCGTCAGCACGATCCTGATGTCGCTGCTGATCGCCGCGGTCGGGGGCGACGAGGCGCGTTCGGTCTGCGGCAGGATGTATGAGGAAGTGGCGCGGTTAGAGCACGCTTGGGCGCCCCTGCTGGCGATGGCCTCGGATGCTGAAGGACAGCCGCGGGGGCGTGCCTGATGGCCTATGGCGATCTGACGACTCTCGGCGATGTCAAGGCGTGGCTGCAGACCGGGCAGAGCGCGTTTCCGCCGATGGACGATGCGCTGCTGACCCGGCTGATCACCGCGGCGAGCCAATACATTCAAACTTGGCTAAACCGCCAAATCGCCCAGTGCGACTATCTAGAGGTGCGCGACGGCACCGGTGGAGAGCGGCTGCAATTCGCCTGCTTCCCGGTTTCCGCAGTACTGTCGCTGACTATCGACGGTCTGGCGATCCCGGCGGCGCCGGCGCCCACGCCGAGCACCGGCTTGATCGCAGGGTATGTCTTCTCGCCGACCCAGTTGGCGCTTCGCGGTTATCATTTTAGCCGCCGGGCGCAGAATGTCGTGGTCACCTACACGGCAGGTTATCCGGCGACCCCTCCGGAGATCGCCCAGGCGTGTATCGAGCTTGTCGCGTTGCGCTATCGCGAGCGCACTCGGATCGGCGAGGTGTCGCGGTCGGTCGGTGGTGGCGAGACCGTGACCTACGCGCAGAAGGACATGAGCGCGCCGATTGCGACCTTGCTGCAGCAATACCGCGTCGTGGCGCCGATCGCCGGCTATTCGGTTGTCATGGCGGCGACCAACACCGACCCGGCGACCCTCGCGGCGGCGTTATGATTTCGGCCGATTTCCGGGGCGACAAGCCGGCGCTCGATCGCCTGCGAGCCCTCCCCGACGCGGCCAATGAGGGGCTTGCACGCGCGGTCGCCAAGCTCGGGATCGGGCTGCAAAGCCGCATTCGGCAGGACAAGCTTAGCGGCCAAGTGCTCAAAACCCGCAGCGGGGCGCTGAAGGCGAGCATCGAGGTGGCGACCGATCGCAGCGCTACGGCGGTCACCGCGACGGTCTCCACCGATCTCGATTATGCTGCGGCCCAGGAATACGGATTTTCCGGCACGGTCAGCGTCAGGTCGAGCTTGCGCCGGATCAAGGAAGCATTCGGCCGCCCGATCGCCGCGAAGACGATCAGCGTCGGCGCGCACAGCCGGCGCATGAACCTGCCCGAGCGCTCTTTCTTGCGCTCGGCGCTCGATGACGCGACCCCCGATATCAGGGCGGGGGTGAACGATGCGCTGCGCGAGGCGATTGCCCGATGATCATACGCGAAGCCATTTACGCGGCGCTGTGGACGCTCGGATCGGGCGCGGGCAGCTTTGCCAGCGCCAATCGCAGGCTACGGCATTGGGCCGACGTTGCTCCGGCCGAGCAGCCGGCATTGTTCATGAGCGAGAAGGGCGGCCACGCGCAGATCAAGAAATTAGGCGCGCCGATCGTCTGGACGCTCTTCGCCGAGTTCTACATTTACGTCCACTCGAGCGATCCCTACGCGGCGCCGGCCACGATCATCAATCCGCTGCTCGATGCGCTCGAACGGGCATTGGCCCCATCGGCGGCCACCGGGATCCAGAATCTGGGACTGCCGCAGATGGTCCAGCACGCCTACATCGCCGGCAAGATCGAAACTGACGAGGGGGTGCTGGGCGACCAGGCGATCGCCATTGTCCCGGTCGAGATCCTGTGCGTCTGAGCTTACGCCAGCGCGGCGACGCTATCCCGGACGTGAGCGGCACTAGCGGAGGGCACCATGGATGACGTCAACGGGACGATCGAGAAGCTCGCCGACCCGGTCGAGCAGCTTATCGATCGCTGGTGGGAAGATCACTTTCCGGGCTCGGCGGTTGCGCACGACACCCGGGCTTGGAACGTCGCCCACGCCGCGAAAGAGACTTTGAAGCGGTTGCTGGCGCGAGCCCGGACCATGCCCCCGGAGAAAACGGCGGCAAAAGCCGGAGACAAAGATTTGCAAGGGAGTATCTGACATGCAACTCAGCTTCGGCTCGGGCGCGGTGTGGGGCGAGCGCACCGACGTAACCGGCTCGGGGATCGGCCCGCGCCAGTTTGGCGTGCTCCAGGACATTCAGATCGATTTCGACTGGACCGACAAGGAGCTTTACGGCCAGTCGCAATTTGCGGTGGCGATCGCGCGCGGCCAAGGCAAGATCAGCGGCAAGGCGAAGTTCGCGCAAATCCTGGGCCTTTTGTATTCCGACCTCTTCTTCGGCACGACTGCCGCGACCGGCCAATTCGCGGTATCGCAGCTCGAAGCCGCAATTGTGCCGGCATCGACGCCGTTCACCGCCACGGTCGCCAATGCGGCGACCTATAATGACGACCTCGGCGTCCTCTATGCCGCAACCGGACTGCGCTTCAACCGGGTGACGACGCCCGCTGCGGCCGGCCAATATTCGGTCAACTTCGCCAGCGGGGTCTATACGTTTTCGGCGGCCGACGCCAACGCGGCATTGCTGATTTCCTATACCTACAACGTCACGACCGGCGGCAACAAGCTGACCTTGACCAATCAGCTGATGGGGACGACGCCGACCTTCAAGGCGACGTTCTACACATCCAAGAACGGCGAAGGGCTGGCATTGCGGCTCAACGCCTGCACCGCGAATAAATTGTCGATGCCGACCAAGATCGACGACTGGACGATCAGCGAGCTCGACTTCATGGCCTTTGCCGACGCCTCGGGCACGATCGGCTATCTGAGCACCGTCGAATGATCCCCGGAGTGATGGTCGCGATGGGCGGCCGGGATTGGACCGTGCCGCCATTGACCCTGGGCCAGCTACGCCGGCTGATGCCAAAGGTGCGCCAGCTGACCGATATCGGCGCACAGATGGACGAGACCCAGATCGGGGTTCTGGTCGAGATCGTTGCTGCAGCGCTGCAGCGAAATTATCCCGACATGATGGCGGAGACGGTGGAGAACCTGCTCGATCTCGGCAATGCCGGCGCCGTGCTGCATGCGGTGCTGACCGGCTCGGGTCTGCGGCCGCGGGAGCAGACGCCGGGGGAAGCCGCGGCCCCCGAGCCGAGCCCGGGGGCAGATGCGGCAATGCCGGCGACGAGCATGACGATGGTTGGGAGCGCATCTATGGGCTCCTCGCCACTGCCTGCGGCTACTCCTACCGCGTAATCGACGCGATGACGCTTCTCGAGGTCGAGGAGCTCACACGGTATTGGATCGAACATCCACCGCTGCACCTGATGGTTGCCGCCTATCTCGGCCTTGGCAACGGCAACGCCAGCCGGGCGCGCGCCAAGATCGTCGCGGACGACTCTGTCGCGACGGGGGCGAAGTCGGATGTCGGCGCGGTCCTGGCCGAGCTCGGGCCGCGCTTTGCGGGCGGGGACGTGCATGCCGGCCTCGCCCCCGT